TTGGAATGATCTCATCATCAAGCATTGCATACATACTTGGTGTGAGATATTGATCCATCTCATGCCTCTTGGATTCACGTGCAATGACATCTTTCAGTAATGTCAAAGCTTGTTGAACGTAGTAGTACTCGTTCTTGACCCAGTTCACTTTAAGAACTGCGTCAGAGGGAACGCCAGTGGGAGGCACTTCAGGAAAGCTTTGGTTGGTCATGAGCTGTGTTGTAAAAGGTGTACGGTTAGCATGGGACTTATACCACAGATGAGAATAGTTCTCAATAGTGGATGCCCATGCATTTACTCAGGCTTCTTTAAGATCCACCTGGTGTAATGCCCAGCAGTTCGATCGACTGCTACTAGTTTATGCTCCTCCAGTCGTTGGATAGCAATCATGTAATACTTCAACCTACTTGGGTTTGGAAGCATCGGTACATAACATGGTTCGTCAGGACGTTTCTTCATGTGATTTAAGTAATACATGTAGAGATTACGTTGGTTGACAGTTAATCCAATTGGAGGTTGCATAAGTTCAGTTGATTGGTTAGATGAGTCCGAGCAACGATAGCCAGCTGTCTGGATGATCGGGTTCAACCTCATCATCACCTGGTGTAAAGCATACGCTATCCATTGTCCATTCCTCTATGTCTTCGTTGCACGGGATGTCGTACCATCCTTGGAGCGCATCCTTGTCTTCTTGCGAGTAGTTACCTCCGGTTGGTTTCCAGTAGAGCCTAAGGGTTCCTTTGGTGCGGTACACTGATCCGTTCTTGGGGTAGGTGTCAAGCTTTCCGAGGACAACTCCTTTGGGATCGAAGTTGATTTCAGCTTGGTATTGCTCAAGGCATTCATCGCCTTCGAACGGTTCGTAACCAGTGATTGCTTTGGCGATTGCTTGGGTTTCTGGATGAAGCATGACAGTAGTTCCGTGATGATGAGTGAAGTGATTGCAATAAAAAGGATGACGATGTTACCGTCATCCCAACATTGTTTCCAAAGTGATTGATTCATTTGGTTGCTTCCCAATCTTCGCAACGCTTGGTGTAGTAGATGTCAAAGTTTGGGTGAAGCTTACGACAGATATCTTCTGCTTGTAATGCAGTATCTGCCATGTAACCCAATGCATCATTCCTCATCTGGAGTGTGTCATAACCGACGCACACCCAATGGATTTCAGTAAGCTCTGCTTCACGCATTGCTTCTTCTAGTTCGAATGCATAATCTGCCATGGTATCCAAGAGATCAGCATTGCGTTGTGCATCGATGAAGGTAGGGTCCTGCATGGTTTGAATTGAGGTAGGGTTTGGGAAGGACTAGGACTTACACCACAGATGAGAATAGTTCTCAATAGTGGATGCCTAGTGTTTGCTGAAGCATTGGCATGTATTGGCAAATCTTACGTGCCAACCAATACTTCAGATATAACAGGGTTTAGATCGTAATATTATTCCATGAAATACCACGATCAATATTGGATATGGAAGTGCTTGTCACTCCATAAATCTTAGCCAGTTCTTTGAAACCTTCATTGCGAGTTGTATACTCATTCATGAATGCTTCATCGGCTAATAGTTGTTTGATTTCACGCACCTCCTTACTTCCTAACTTGGCATTACCATTGACATAATGCCTTGATCTAGCCATACGTTTCCGTAGGCTAATGTTTGGAGGATCTACCTTAACAGCCTTTGCCTGTGGTGTCGGCTGTTTCGGGGGTGTGGGGGAAGAGAACAAGTCGAGTAGATCAACCTTCTCAACAGGTTGCTTACTTTGATTACTAACTGATTTCAACAGTTGGAAACCTAGGGTAACTGATTGCCCATCCTTTGTAACTGAGATGGTCACCTTGTTATCCCTGGTAATCACACTGACGTGATCTGGTTTTGAAACATCAACTTGACTGAGTGCTTCCATGGGATGCATTAGGTGCGTTGAAATAATACCTAGTACTCATCCAAAGACAAGTACTAGGTATAGAGTCTGAGGTCAGGTCACACGCTACATATGTGGTGTGAACCTAGGATCAGCGAGGAGTTGTGCAATGGAGCACGCATCCTCCTCTACTTCTTCCTTGGTGCATCCCTCCCATTCATCCGATTGATTCTCGATGACCTGGCAACCCAGGTCTTCGAGTTGACATGCGAACATACCAAAGCTTTGTGCTTCGCCATAAACATGCCAAATACCGGAACCGTAGTCAGAGATTAACGCTACGTGAATGCTCATGATGACAAGAGGTTTGTTGTGGGTTGAGCTTGGTGATATCAATACCTAACAATGCAGGTACTGATAGTGCAGCAAGGATGATTGCAAGTGCTGCCACTGCAATATCATCCCATCGAGTCTTATTGGACTCGGGATGAGAGTCAATGGTCACAAAACCTTTGCCCATGCGGTAAATAGTCATGATTCAATTAGTAGCAAGGATGTAACGTGCACAAACCCAGTGCGGGGGCTCGAAAAAATCATGAAGTTCTTCGGCGTAAAACCATTCACCTTTGATTTCAACTGATACACAGTCATTCTGGCGCGCATGCGCCAAAGCATCTGTGCCATGGGTACACCACACAATATAGACAGTGTTTTCAGTACAAAGGATGTAATAATCCTCTTCATTGATGTCGAATTGATATAAAGCTTGCTTTAGCTCTGAATTGTCAAACGTGATTGGCATAAGTTGAACTTAACAGTGGTTGGAATCCCTGGGGCTTACACCACACATATTATGTGGATGCCCAGTGATTAGTTGATGAGGTAACGATATGCAAACAACATGCCAATGTCATTCCTGATATCGTTAACTACCTTGTAATACTTCTGTCTGTTCTGGTAAATGTACATGCAACCTTCCCAGAACATCTGGATGATCAACACAATGAGTGCTACCAAGTGGATTGCTACCCACTTACAGTGTTGATGTAAATACTGACGATAGAAACTACCAATGGCATAACCTGCCTGGTATGTCTTCTTAATCATTGAAGCAATGATGTTCAAGCACCAGAGCATCGCTGTGATGCTAAAGAGTTCTCCACCTAGTGCATACAACTTACTTACCAGTTGTACTGCTGTGTCGAGGTGGTGGATGAGAGTGAGATAATTCATGGTTCTCCATGTGAATTGATTTGGTTGATGCAGGATGTGAATCCTGCAGAAAACCCACTCACTTACGTAAGTAGGGTTAAGTGCAGGAATCTAGTGGATAAGAGATTCGATGTAGTCCATCTCCATGACGATGCAGTAGTTGTAATACTCCTCCATCTCTTGGTGAAGTTCTTTGGTACCAGTAGGCAAACCTCCCATTAATGTACGAGTGTCAATTGCTATCCACTCGTGTGGCCCATCGAAGTTAGGTGTTGCTACTAGGCACCACTTCTCGAAATGGATTTGATTCTCACTGCCGTACCATGTGACACGATACGTTTTCTCAGCCAAGGGTTGATAGATGAGGGGTTCCATGAGCTGTAGTTGAATAGATGCCACGGGATTGTGGCAATACCTGGGTAGGGGTTTGAACCCTACCACTCGCCTTAACGAATCAGGTGTCGTAACCGTTATCTGCGCACCAATCCATATGGATCTGATGTGCAGCAGCAGGCCAGTCGTGCGCTTTGCACTGCTTAGCTGTTGCTTGATCGAGGTGACGAGCACCAATCAAGGCAGCTGGTATACCAACAACTACATTGATAACAACGTAGATAAGGATGGCTTTGTGTGCAGTAGTCACAGGAAACTCCTGTTGTGCGGTGCCCATCTCCGCTGAGGGCAAAAACTGGACCAGGGTTTGCACCTGGTCACCCGCTTTAACGGATCAGTTGGTTGGGTAGTTGTTAGCTGCACACCACGCAAGGTGGATGTTAGCTGCGTCTGCTGGCCAATCATGTGTTAAGCATTGTTTTGCAGTCGCCTCATCCAACTTATGGATAGTGATCTGAGTACCAATGCCCATGAATGTAGCAGCGACAATAACAACAAATGCAATGCGTTGAGTCATGGTTTGTATGGAATAGATGCCACTGGATTGTGGCAATACCTGACCAGGGGATTTGATCCCCCGGCATCACGCTTGTGGTCAGATGAAATCGTAGTTGTCTTCGTTGCCCATGTAATTGAGCATCTCGTCGAATAGATAAGTCAGTTGAGAATCATCAACTTCACGTACAAGATCTGCAAACTGAAGCATGAGCTGTTCCAAACGATTAGCCTGATCGATGTTCATTGGTGAAATGCGATTGAATTGTGCTACGTTTAACGTCCAGCTCGACGTAATACCTAACTAAAAACAGTATTAACTCTGGTATAATTCACTGCTTGACGCAGTGATTAAACAACAAACTGTTCTTTCTGGCGAAAGGTGTAGCGCGGAGATGTCCAATAATGAGCGCAAGTCAGGAAATGCTGACATTTCAAGGGTAAATGCTATGTAAACCCCTGGAAACCAGGGGAAAAGATAACATTCAACCAATGCAAACAGCTGAAAGAACGAAGCTCTTGTCTTCTGCTCTTCTAGTTACGTTCACTTTCCACTCACGTTGCTTTCGCTCGCCAGCTTTAATGCCAAACTTTGACAGATGTTCCTCTGTCTCCTGGCACACTAACGAAGCTTTCACTTCCTTCATTAACTCGACTGGTGTCATTCCGCTAGCGCGGAATACTCCTGGAGCTAACTTAACCTTCTTACCGTCGAAAAGTGCCAAACTTGCTTGGCTGATTCGTTCAGACATCTCTGAAATGCTGATTGTAAACTTGGTCATTGACTTGAATTGGTAAACAACGCCTGCGTTTTACGGATGCGCAGCCCCCGACAACATCTAACCCTTACCCTTTCTTTTTTTCTATACACATCCCACGGCATATGGGGTATTACAGAAGCGTCAGAAAATTTTTTATCCTTTTTTGACCTATAAGGAGCCGCCGCCCGCAACAAAGGATGGGTCCCTGGAGCTACGTGACACGAATTAATAATTAAAATTGTCTAAAATACGAATTAATAACGAAAAAGTGTAGTCATACCAAGGGATTTGCCCAACGTTACAGACAAAAAAGCCGGGGTCTTTTTCCCCGGCCTTTAACTAAGTTTTAATTAAGTTCTAAGCAAACTCTCATCTACGGGAATCTTTTGATTTTTTTGCAGCAACAGCTGCTTCAAAATAAGATTCTTTATCAGGACGTTGCTTTACCAGCTCTTCGCGTGCGCCAGAGATGAAATTACGTACATCAATCTCATCACCACCGCTATCTGCAAGCTTTTTTGCTTCATTTTCAATTGCTTCTAACGCAATAATGCGCTCAGCCCGGTTCTTTGGGTTCATCGTAACGCAATCTACTGATATTTCTTGTGTTATTACTACTTTACCGCATATCTTTTTGCGTTATTGCCTTAAAATACAGATATCAGGTTAATCGATAGCAAATAATCTACTCATGGCCTTATCTCCTGCTGATTTTGCTGCATATAGTCGTGCTACTGGTGCTCCATACCCAGAATCACCGCAGGAACGGGCCGAATTAGCTCCTGAGGTACTTGCATTCCGCCGCGGGCAACTTGCACAACCGGAACAACAGTCAAATCTTCCTGCAATCCTTGGCGGTACGGTATTAGGCCTTGGTGCATTAGGTGCTGCACTCGCAGGAACAAGAAGATTTGCCCGTGGTACCAAGACCCAAAGTACACCTCAACGTGATTTAGGTATCGTTCGTCAGGCGGCCACTGGTCGGACTTCTGGTACTACTGCGCCTAGGACACCTGCGCCGCCCACCCCCGGCACCCCACCCTCTAGTGAGGGCGTAGCGCCTTCAAGAGTAGCTGCAATCCCACAGGCCACCGTAAATCTAGATGAATATTTAGCTAACGCAGAAAAACAAAGGCGTGCTGAAGTATATAAAAAAGTTGCAGCAAAACCTGCGGAAGATTTGCAGAAAGTATTTATACCTAAAGGTGGTTCTACTGAAGATGTATTAATTACAGATCCAAATACAGGAGAAATATTTAGGCGCGGACAGAGCACTGGAAATATTCAAAATCTTTCTTCGCAAACAATGGCTGCCCTGGAATCTGGCGAAGATCAAAGGACGGGTCGAGTGTTACGTGGTGTGCAGCGCAATGAAGATCTTGATGCTTCTCAAGTCAACCAAGTTGCACGTCAAACAGGTAATGCAAATGTTGCTGCGTCCATGACACCAGATGGTGTTCCTGTGGATCAAACTAATTTTTGGGGGGATGCAACAGTACCTAATTTGGTACAAGAAGGCAAACAGTATGGCCCACAGCCTCTTCGGTTACTACCTGCTGCAACTCAAGGACGACAACAACAAGCACAGTCGTTCTTGTCACAAAAACGTCAAGAACTTTCTGGTCAGTTTAGCCCAACACGTACTGAACGAATTTTAAGTGAAAATCCTGAACTTCTTGAGGCAGCAGAGCTTTATGCAAGCACTGGTGACCCCAACGTACTTTCTCGTTTTTCTGCCGCTCCTTCTACTCCGGTCACTGTAAAACCTACAGTGCAAATGGGTATTAATACAGAAGAATTTCCAACCGGACAGTTTTATAAAAAAACAAATTATCCAGAAAACACAGGAGATTTACTTGAACGTGACATTGAACTTACCAATGAAATTTCTTCCATTGGTTTACAACAACAACAATTAGCGGCTAAAGCAGAAGAGCTTGGTGAACAAGAGTTAATGCTTCGTGTTGCTATGGATCGCGATCCCAAAGGTGGTGGTGCGTATACCAAGATGTTCGGCCAGGTTAAATACGAACAACAAAACTTACCCAAACCAGAGGCTCTTAATGTTGATTTAGGAGATGCGCTTGAAGAGCGTGATTTTTTACGGCGGTATATGGGCTCCCTGGAATCACTGGGATCTACTTATAAACTTGGTGATTTTCAAGAGGGCGTGCGTCCGTTTTATGAGTATGATGCGCAAGGTAATATTATCCCTCAAACTCTTGAGTTACGAGCCGGGCGTCGCTCCGTTGATTTAGATCCTAAAACTGGCGGTGGTCGTCTAGTCGCCGAGTATGATCCCAAAGGACAGACCGGCAGCACAAGTGGCGTCTATGGTATAGAACAAACCTCTCGTCGTTCATCTGAGTCAACACGTCCGACTCAAATGACAATTAACGAGTTAGTGCGTGAAGGATTGGAACAAGCCACAGCTTCTCCTGAAGGTGATGTACCAATTCCACCTAGCCTGGAGCAAATGACAGAACGTCGTCCCACAGCTGTTGCTCGCCGTAGTATTGATGCAAGTCAAATTGTACGTCAAGCTATAATTGAGGGACGCGATCCGCAAATGGTGTTACGTCAACGCGGTTTTAATGTGTAGTCATGGCTGAAAAGAAAAAGAAAAATAAAAAGTGGATTCAAGGCATGGAGATGAAGGAGGGTGCCTTTACTGCTAAAGCTGAACGCAAAGGTATCACCACTGCTCAGTTACAAGAAAATGTACTATCAAATCCTGATAAGTACGATGATAAAACTGTGAAACAAGCACGGCTACGCAAAACACTGGTAGGGTTAAAGCAACGCAAGAAAGCTAAAGACAATGGCTAAAGATCATCGGCTTGCATTAGATCGTTACATTGATTTCACTAAGGATCCTTTTGTCAAAAAAAGGAACGTTAATTTCAATGACTCCTTTGCAGTTAAAGCATCTACTGGTGCACCACCCTGGGTACCAAGCCGATTTGAACAATCTGATTTATTAAATCGTTTACAAACACGTAAGTTAAAACATAACCCCTCCCTTCAATTTGTTGGTGATGTACCAGAGGAGTATGAAGCTTTTGCCAATATCGGTCGCTTTGTTCGTAAAGAAAGCTATGACTTTAACGAAGGACGTGCATTAACTCCTTTACGTCCAGAGGATCAACCTGGTTTCTCTCCCGTTTGGGTGGAAGCATATCGCATTAGTCCGACCGTAGCTCCTGATAAGAGGAGTTCAAGTCCTATGCCACGTATGCGTAATCCTGATCCTAAGGGTTACATGATGGCTGCAGCAGAGAAGCGTGCATTAAACGAAGCAGAGGGTAATCAATCTGTTGCTTCTCTTCTTAACGAACAACCAAAAGATGGTGAAGACATCAAAAAAGATGAGGAAGCCTAACGGCTTATAATACTAATAAAAGATAAATATCATGAGTAAAGGTAAGTTATTCCAAGGATTATTAAATACAGTTAAACAGGTCGCCGCGCCTTCATTGACTAGTGGTGCCCTTGCCACTGGAGTATCTCTTCTTGGAGGATCTAATCCACTTACTGCTCTTGCTTACGGTATTGGAGATACTCTTGCGTCAGGTGCTTCTGTAGCAGGGGTAAGAGCATTACGTCCAAAATCGTATCAAACGCGTCGTGTAAGGGATTTAAATACAGGCAAGATTGAAACTATAAATAAGACCAGTCGTGCTGAAACACCTGTAAATTTCCTTACCTCCGTTGGTACTGGCTACGGCTTATCTTCGATCCTGGAGCCACGTCCTGTTCCTGCAAATTACTCGCAAGAACAACAAATTATGGCGCAGATGATCGAACGCGCACAAGTTAATAATCTTCCTATACAAGCTGTGGCACCTGGTACGCAGTTCCAGATGGCAGGTATGGAGTTTTTAGACGACATGCCAAGACAAATGCAACTTGCTGGTAATTGGCAGCAATACTTAACACCACAAGATCAAGCTCTTATTTCTCAATACGGTATTGCGTAAGTCATGAATTTATTTCAGAAAGCACAGCAAGGTTACCGCACAGCTGAAAAGCTGATGATGGAGTCCAATGAATATAATTTATCAATTGGCGCTCCATCGTTTAAAAAACGTCTTGCAACAGAGGAAGAAAATAGAAAAGCAATTACTTTACGCGAGACACCTGCTGAATTTGTAGGTGCTTATACCGCGCGAATGATTGCAGATATTACGAATGACGGTACACGTACACTTTGGTGGCGTTACAACCATCCCGAAGCAATTAAAAATGCAATAACAGAAAAAGCAATTGGAAAACAAGCGACACAAGAGCTGGGACCAATTAAGAAAGGTCTCTTGATGACAGCAGCACTGGCTCCATCAGCAGCATTGACGGGTGCGTATGACATCACTAATGTTTCACAACAATTTAGGCCGAAGGGTTTCGCTCAAAATTATGCAGAAGAAGGCTCTGAAGATCGACGGGAAACTTCTCAGCCAACCATGGAGTTGTTTGAACGTTTCTTTCTTGGGCGCTCTGGTCGCCCACTAAAGTACGAAACAGCTAAACAAGATATTCCTGATTTAACACCACAACGTTATGGCAACTTTATGAGGAGTTACTATCAAGATCGTGGTTTACTCGGTGTTGCTAAATTTACTCCTGAGAATCTTGAAGGTGTACCAGAAGCACGGCTCCTTGGTTTTCCAGTAACTATTCCTTCGGTTACATCAGCTGTTGGTGGTGCGGCTGCTGTTGGCACTGCAGCAAGAGCTGGTGGACCCAAAGGTAGATTTACACGCTCCGCAATTGCAGGCCTTGCTGGCTCAGGTGCAGGTGCGTTGGTTGGTAACGCTATGAATCAGGCGATTGCATCTGCTAATCGACCAAAATTACCAACAACAACGGAATATACATTAGGCATGCAGTGATAGAATTTAAATAAATAAAGACTATTGATAAATGACGCCGGAAGAATTAGCCGCCATGCGGGCGGGTTTAGATCCAAGAGCTTATTATCAAGATCCTTATGTAGCTGCACGTGCTGGTTTAGTTGATCCCGATTTACTTCCTTCTCGCGGTGCAACTCCTATTCTTTCAGGTATTCCCGGTCAACCAGGACCTGGTTTACGTGACCAAGCGACAGAAGTCCTTGGTAAAGGGAGACAAAAGCTTAGGGAGGCAAAAGTAGCTGCACAAGATTTCTTAAAGCGTTATCCACAGGCAGGTCGCTATGGCCTCTTGGGTACTGCTGCTCTTGCGGCTACTCCAGCTATTGGTGCTTCACTAGGAGAATTACAGGAAGGTCGTCCACTCGGCTCATTAGCCGCGCTTGCTCCGGCGGGTCTATCTGCTTTGGGTACTGGCATGATTGGCCGTACGGGTCAGGCCATGATCGGCAAAGGAGGTGTTGCTGGTACTGCAGTCGGCCTTGGACTCATGGGTCTTGGCGCTATTCTTCCAGGTGCTGCAGCTTCTGGTGCCGAGAAAGTAAAACGAAAACTAACAGGTGACCCTATTACAGGTGAAGAAGATTTTGCTAATCAACTTGCTAGAGCGCGTCAGCTAGATGAGTTAGGAATGACTCAATATCGTAATATGATGGGAATTAACACTAGCAGTGTTATTGATTTAGCCAAGGGCATGAAAGAGGTAGAGTATTCTGATTTAGAACGTAAACTTCCGCTTATTAATAAACTTAACGATGCAGCCTTGGTGCGTCAGCAAGCTTTACTTAATACACAAAATCAAGCTTATCTCCAGCAGGGCATGCTTGCAAATGCAGGCGCACTTGCCCGTGGAGCCCAGGCTCAAACAGGTGAAACTGTACGTACTGCTTTAACTAGTAATCCATACGCCAGTGCAACACTGAATGCCCCTCAAATTAGGTTTGGTTGATCATGGGATTAAACTTTGGCGGATACGGCAGTAACACTTCGTATGGTGGTCCCATCAATGTGATGGGTTTTGGCCAGGCACAAAATCGGCTGGCGGGTAGTTATTTAGATCCTGAAAATTTTAATAGCTTTTTAACTACTTTTGGTCTTAAGGATGACGACGAGGCAAAAAGAGAGTTAGCCAGCACTGCTTTCTTGGGTAGTATCCTGGAAGGTCAAAAACAAACTCCAGAAGAAATCGGCAGGATCTTTGAGCAAATCGAAGGACCATTAAAACGCATTGGTGAACAAAAGCAACGGTTTGGTTTACAATCAAACTTAATTGGTGCAGGGATTAATGCAATTGGTCAAATCCCTCAAACCATTAATGCAATGAGGGCAATTCCGTTGCAAAGCTTAGCCGCACAAACTCAACAGTTACCAGGTACATTTGCTGCTTATGGTAACCGTCCAGCATTTGGTTCTGGCATTCGTTCACGTTTAGGGAGGGCTTAATTATGTTTCCGGCAATTCCTAGCTTCATGGCACCTAGCTTTGGTACTGCTGCGTTAGCTCCTTCTGCTGCAGGCGCAGGTGCAGCACTTTCTGGTACTGGTGCCTTAGCCGGTGCAGGTGGCGCAGCAGGCGGCTTAGCAGGTTTAGGTGCAGCACTTGGCCCCGTTGGCTGGACAGGATTAACCTTATCTGCACTTGGTACTGTAGGGCAATTATTTGGTGGTTCTCGTGCTGCTAGTGCAGCCCGCGAACAAATGGAGAAAGATAGGGAATATGCGTTTGGCAGCCAACTCTCTGCGCAAGAATTTCCTAGGTATCTTGATTTTAAAGACACCAAACGTGAAATTGCTTTAATGAATTCTCCTGCTTACAAAAAAGCAAGGGGCTTTGAAGGAAGGATGGATAGTTTTGACAAGATGGCAGGTAAGTATGGACCGGCAATGGCACGACTTACTTCTGGTTCTTTCTATGGGTGAATAACATGTACGCTGATGAATCTATTATCGAAGGTATTTTAGGTCGTTATCAAGGCGGCAGAAAGAGACCTTTCATTAAAAGTTATAAGCAGGCTATTAAATTAGGCCAGGAATCTCCAGAATCGGCCGCAGCTTCTTTTCTTGCAGAAGCAGATGTGTATGGCTGGAAATCAGGCAAAGCACAGAAAGCAGCGCGTAAACTTGCTGGTAAAAAATCTCGTTCTATTAAACCAGGGCGGTATCGTTCCCTTGATCCTTTAATTGAGAGTAGCTACGAAACCTTATTAGGTCGCGCACCTACTTTTGATGAGATTGAAAGTTTTAAAGGTCTTGCTGGAGCCCGCCGCATTTCTCCAAGTGATCCAGGTGCTTTCTCAGCCTTTTTAGGTGATACACTCATGGCATCACCTGAAGGCATGGGTAAGATTAAAACAGAGCAAGATTACTTGTTTGAAGCAATGTATGGACCCATGGGGCGCGATGAGCAAGGTTACCTTAAGCGCGGTACTTTTACATTTAATCCCGCAAATGTAACCGCTCTTAAAGCGGCAATGGGTAGTTAACTTAAAATAGTTTAATTAACAGGAGTAAAAATGGCTGGAAGAGGTATTGGTCAAGCTTTAAGAGACGTAGGCAATAAACTAGGCCCTGGAGAAATCCAACGTATCGCTGACAATTTAGGCGTTTCAACGGCTGATGTTTACGCAAAAGCAGCTAATAAAGGTATTAAACTTTCATCTGCAACTCAAAGTGCAGCTGCAACAGGAGCATATCAACCTAAATTAGTTGAGCCAATTTCAACAGGATCCACTACCAGCGGTGGCGGAGGCAGTAGTTTTGGTGGGTACCAAAAGGAAGGTATTGATGCAACGTTAGCTGAACTTAATTCAGCAACAACTGGTTACGAATGGGATACACGCAAAGCAATTGCCCAATTACAGGAAGCTGGTGCAACCGAACGTTTAAAGTACGAAGTCGATAATCGTATCCCTTTAACAGAAGCTGAATACAAAGGAAAAATTGATTTACAGAAGATTGTTAACGCAGGTAATAGAAGGGTGGCTAACATCCAACGTGGTTCCCAAATGTTTGCAAGCATGATGGGCGCATTTAATTTTTAACGTTAAAATATAAATAGGTGGTTTAAGCTAATGCGTATTAATCCTTTTACATCTGCGCAAGCTAGTTCTGTATGGGACAGAGGCAGCAACGTTAGAGGTGGCCGCAGGCCTCCCTCTAGTGTATCTTTAGGCCGTGGCCGTGATTCTATGACCGCAGCCGACTTACAAAACGTACGTGGTCCCATTGTGGATGATCGTGGTCCTATGGGAGGCCGTGATTCTATGACCGCAGCCGACTTACAAAACGTACGTGGTCCCATTGTGGATGATCGTGGTCCTATGGGAGGCCGTGGCCGTGGTGGCTCCAAGCCTAGAAACCGTGCAAACAGGAGCCGCGATTTAAAAAGTCGTCGTTTCCAAGAGTTTCTAACATCTTTTTATAGGTGAATTAAAAATAGTGCATTAAAATTAATTTGTAGAGCTTTTACGTTTTATGACTTACAGTATTAATCTTCCTAAGGCTGCTAATCGCAACCGTACCAGCCTTGCTCAGCTTCGTGCACAGGGCATGGGCGAAGCAGAAGCGCAGCAGCTTATTGATCAACAGGCTGAGCGCGAGTACGGTGGCGGCATGAGCCGTGCTGAACTTCAAGATTTTGAAACTCTCCTTGGTCGCCTGGAAGGTTCCAAGATGCGTCAAGCTGCTCAATCGAACCGTGCACGTCAGCGCGATACCTTTGCCGCAGGTCTTGCTGGCATGATGGGCAATTTCTGATCTAAAATAAATCAATAGCTCTGCGTAGATAATGCCAGTAGATAATAAAGATTCAGGTGCAGAATTTGATCTAAATCGTTATCGGCAAGCAGCTGATGTTGCTTACCGTTACGCTAAGGATAAGATTAACCGTGAACGATCTACTGGCACTACGGACAGCAAAGATCCTTTTGGTGAAGAACCCAAAAAGAAAACAGATAAACAGAAGGAAAATTAACCATGCAAGAAGAGCCGTTTTATTTTGAAAGCGCGGAAAATCCTGATCCGTATGATTTATTCTTCGATGAGGATAAAGCGCGTAAAGCTGCTTCAGCTGTTAAGATCTTCCAAGATGTATCTGTTGGCTCATCTAAAGAAAAGATGAGGGAAGCTGGTACCCAAGAAAGGGAAACTATTGGTAAATCAGGTGAAGAACAAAGAAAGTCTGCAGAGCAAGCACAGCGTTTCGGCGAAAGCGACGAAGCCCGTGACTACAGCCAAGCACAACGAGCATATCGATATTGAGATATTTGATCGTTGGCTAGACAATTTAGATTCACCAACTGAAGAAGCATTTAAATCTTTTTGCGCAGAGAACTTCTCTGTAATTGAATGTTATCTTTATGCCAGGTTTTTGCGTTACAACGGAAGCATCACTGGTTGTGACCACTGGTTAAATAAAAATTATCCAAAACCTGACCACAGGAAGGTTTTGTTGTATGAAATTGATGAGATGCAAGAAGACATCCGTAAGCTAAGGCAGGATGTTGATAATGGTCTTGTCAAACGTGATGCTGGTGTAGCACGTATTGCATCAATGCAAAAAGAATTACGTGGCACCATTGCTCAAGTTGAGCTTTCTACTTCTATCAAGGATAGAAAAGGTTTATTGATGGCTGGTGCTGATCGTGCCATCCGTGAACTAATTACTATCTTCAAAGATGATCCAATTGAAATTCCATTGGAAGAAGCATCAATGAGTGTGTGGTCCCACATGCAGTTAGAAGAATAATTCACGTAGACTGGTAACATGAGAAAACCACCTCCGCAACCTCCAGAATATGGAGAAAATATTGCCGGACGTTTATTCGAAGTTGTTCGTCAATTAAATAAAAACCGCGAACAATCAGCTGGTATCAAGAAACCTACTCCTCTTGATCCCAAGGTTTCTCGTGGTCAAGAGGTAATGAATGCCTTATTAGATAACAAAGAAAATGAGCAAGAACAAAATGCCGCCCCAGCTTCTGGAGTACTTCAAAAAGAAGGAGGCCAAGAAAGAGGACGGCAGCGAGATGTCGGACAAGGAGAAGCGGAAGGCCGCTTTAGAGAAAGCGAAGAAGTACAAGGAGCAGAAGAAGAATCGCAAGGGCAAGGACGAGAAAGAGGACGAGGACGACGAATGAGTTAGTATTTATTTATAACGAATGAATACTAACTGTGCCTGCTTATCAACATCTTGCTTATAGACGTAATGCACAAGCTGCTGCACGCAGGCAACAAATTAGAGTTCCACGAAACCTTGAATCCCTGGAAAAAGCAAGGGATGATTTTGGTTTCTTTTGTGAGTATGTAGCAGATAAACCACCTGCCGAGCATCATAAAGAATGGCATCGGCACTTTGTAACGCAAGAAGATAGTAGTTGTTTAGTAAAGATTGCTGGCCCCAATATTGATCTATTGGCTCCACGAGGTTCAGCTAAATCAACCATCCTTGGATTATTTACTGCATGGGCCATTGGTGTACACACCATGGCAAAGAAACCGCTGCAAATTCTTTACCTTTCTTATACGGTTGATATTGCTCGTTCCAAGTCAGCAACCATCAAACGAATCATTGAAAGCAAAAGATATCAAGAAGTTTTCCCTAAAGTACGCCTTCTTAAAAACGTAACCAGTAATGAATACTGGTCTATTGACCATAAGTTTGCTGGTATTGATACCACTGGTGAAGAGCAATTTACTTTATGTGCAGCGGGCCTCAAAGGTTCGGTGACATCAAAACGTTCTCACCTGGTAATCATTGATGACGCAATTAAATCAGCCGCTGATATTGCTAATCCAGACATCCGTAAACAGATGCAGGACAACTGGAATGCAGTGATTGCACCAACCATGTTTGAAGGAGCACGTGCCATCTGCCTTGGTACACGCTTCCGACATGACGATATTCATTCAACTACTTTTAACCCACAAAACAATTGGATGCAGATCGTGTTATCTGCAATTCTTACTGATCCCAAAACAGGGGATGAAGTTTCATACTGGCCAGATATGTGGTCGTTGGACTATT